TTTCTTTGTTTCTTGCGTGAATAGCTAATGCTGCCAGGCGAACGGATACGGCCAGCGCATCATCTGATCGCTGCTCACTTTTGGCCTTACTCAGCATCGCGTTTAGCACTTCTGCATCGGCTTCAAAATTTCGGGTTTCAATATTTCGCATTTAACTTTCTCCAGAATTTGGGCAAAAAAATGCCCGGCGGGTTTACGCCATTTATTTTTTCGGGTTAATTAATTTGGAAGCGTTAACTTCTTGGGAAATAAACTCACGACTGCGCGAAAGTGATTCATTGCACCTATCAGCGCGGCAATTTCGTCACTCGTCAATTCACTGTATTCAACGTTGTGACGTTCTTTAATGATGTTTGCCAGAAAAAAAATGGCGCTCATCGCCCGGTTATTCTGTTCATACTGTGGATCACGAGTATTACGCATATCACTGATGAACCGCTTTAGCTCATTACCGCAATCGCCGTACATCATGGTACGAAGTGCGGCAATATGATTAAGCGCGCTAACTCGCTGCCCAGCGCTCATTTGAACAGTGATGCTTTCAGCCTTGTAAGCCATGTCGCTTTTTTCCTGTTGCCATTTAAACCTGCCAGCAATTCGGCTTGAGAGTATGCCGGGTGCCAGCGCCTGCCATTTTCAGCTGCAATCCAGCCGTGGCCGAATGCGTGTGAAGGGCTTTGCCGTTTTAGAAGCGGCGCCACTGAAAACGCCATAATTAAACAACCCCTATCGATGCGCCGATCCCGCTTAACACATCTGCAGTACCAGCCAATGCAGGGTTTGAATGCACGCGCGTTTGAACAGCTATCGCAGCTAACGTCAGGCAACGAATGCCGGCATTAACGTTCTGCACAAATCCACGCCGACAGGCCGAGGTAAATTTCTTCTGACTCACAACGCCCGCGGCTAACTGCCCGACTTCGGCGGTAGCTTTGAGGACATAAGCCGGTAAGTTCTCCTGAGCGATTTCGTTTACCGGCACGCATGGCAGGCATTGCAGTTGAGCCAATGCGCCATCAACCAGCGTTGAGTCTTCCGTCAAGTCGGTCAGGATCAGCATTTCACGAACGGTAAGCTGATGGACCTGATCCGGGTTTAGCTTGTTACGGATGGTTTGCGGATTAAGCCCCGCCTTTTTAGCCAGCTGGATGATGTTGTGCTTTGCGGAAAACGCGCGGCACGCTTCATCAAAATGGCTTTGTGTGGAGACACTGAAATCAAACATGCTTAATACCTCACGTTATCCCAATATGGATGCATCAAGCCTGCATTGTGATTTCATAACCGGCTGCTGCTTCGATAATTAGGGCTAGCATATTGATTTCAATGAGGTCGTTAACCCCACCCTTATTCCTGATAGGTAAGCGGTTTTCGCGATACATCTGGCGTACAGTGCCCTTCTTGTAACCCGTGCGGCGACAGAACTCTTCGACAGTAATGTACGGTTCCGAAATCACGAGATTGATCGATGGGCGCATTGAAAGTTTACGGGTCATGATGCACTATCCTCTGTTGAGTTATAGCCAACTCTATTCATCACTATTAAACACGTCTTGATACGACGAGTGAATATTAGGATCACAAATTGGAAAGGTCAACGAAAGATTTTACGAGTCGTAAAGCTCCAACTTTACCAGAGGGTGGTAAAGATCCCATTGAGCGCATCGTTCAGGCATACGGTTTTGCATCTCGACAGGCGCTGTGTCGGCACTTGGATGTGTCTCAAAGCACTATGGCTAACCGCATAATGCGTGGGAACTTTCCTGCTGATTGGGTTCTGATTTGCTCAATGGAAACCGGCACTTCCCTTGAGTGGCTGACATATGGCCGCGGTGATTCGAACATCACAAATCAAGATCAGCCATCAACCAAAATCGAACTCAAAAAAATCACAAATGGGAACTTTTCATCATCTGATTGGGTTGAATATGATGCTCAACTCTTACCAAGTGATGTTAAAGCCCCACTGTTAGTACATTTCGAGAAACAGAATTACCTGGTTGATATGACCGCCGCAGAGATCACCGATGGGCTGTGGCTCATCGAGATTGATAAGCTCATTAGCGTTAAAGAGCTGTACCGTTTTCCCGGCGGGCGCATCCGCGTTGAGAACGGAAAAGCTTCTTTCGAGTGCAAAGCGGAAGATATCAAAGTTCTTGGAAAAGTTGCTGCCAGGACTGAATTTTTATAAAGGAAAAGCAGAATGGAAAATAAAACTGAAAAAACTGAAGAATCAGATTCTTTGCAAAATACCGAAAAAGCACATGAAAAAAACATAAAAACTTGTTTTGTAATAATGCCAATAGCCGATATGCATGGATATGAATCGCGTCATTTCGATCGCGTTTACAGTCATATTATCAAGCCTGCCTGCGCAAATGCTGGCTTTGCTCCCATAAGAGCAGATGAGGTTAGTAGTTCAAACCTAATAGTGCTTGATATTTTAAGAAGAATTGTGGAGTGCGACATTGCGATATGCGATTTGAGCGGAAGAAACCCAAACGTTATGTACGAACTTGGACTGAGACAAGCGTTTAATAAGAAGACAGTTTTAATTAAAGATGACAAAACCATAAGTCCTTTCGATGTCCAAGCATTTAGATATTGCGAATATGACACAAATTTGAGAATTGACAATGCATTTAATAACATTTCCTCAATCACAAAAGCATTGAAATCCACTTCTGCAGCTGATGAGAGTGATGTGAACTCTATCGTCCAACTGCTTAAAATACAGCCAGCGCAAGTTGGAGAAAAAACAATATTAAGTTCCACTGACACATTAATATTAGATGCAATAAACGACTTAAACAATCGTCTTAGCGGAAATTCCAGTATTATTGCCACACACCAAAAAACAACCAAACTCAAGGATGGGCCAACTAATATAGGTGAGTCTTTCCTGTACCAAATATGCAATTATAAGCCTGAAGCTTATTATAAAAACTTTTACGTTAAAGGCGTAAAAACATTAGGGGAATATATAGGAGTTGATAGAAACCCCACAGGTGAATTATGTTATTTATTTAAACATAAAAATAAATTCACTTTTTTTGACCAAGATTCATCTGAATTAGATTTAATTATTGAAGATATTGGAATATAAAGAAGTAAAAAATGGCAATCAATAAATTATCTAATGGAAAATGGCAGGCTCAAGTTTTCCCAAACGGCCGTGACGGCAAAAGGATTCGCCGCCAGTTTGCGACGAAGGGCGAAGCGCAATCCTATGAGAAGTTCGTTAAAGAACAGGCTCAAGATAAGCCTTGGCTGGGAGATAAAGCAGATAAGCGGCGGGTAATTGAGCTGGTTGAATTGTGGTTCAACACGCATGGTATTACGTTGGCGGATGGTGAGAAGCGGAAAACCACAATGGCGTTCGCCTGCGAGGCGATGGGAAACCCACTCGCAATCGAGTTTAATGCAAAAATTTTTGCGTCTTATCGCGAGCAGCGGTTAAGCGGGAAGATCACGCGCTCCACCCGAGTGAAGACGGTAACGCCTCGCACGGTCAATTTAGAGCTGGCGTATTTCAGGGCGATGTTTAACGAACTGCGCCGGTTAGATGAATGGACCGCCCCAAATCCGCTAGAGAACGTGCGCGAGTTTAAAATCAGTGAATCGGAGATGGCATATCTGACCATTGAGGAAATTAGAACCCTCCTCGCCGAATGTGAGAACAGCCGATCTAAAGATCTGACGACCATTGTGAAAATCTGCCTGGCAACAGGTGCGCGATGGAGTGAAGCCGAAGGCTTGAAGGGCAACCAAATCCGCGCCGGTCAGATCATCTACGTGAAAACTAAAGGCAAGAAAAACCGAGCGGTGCCGATAACTGAGAAATTACAGGCTGTACTGCCATCCAGTAGGAAAGCGCAGATGCTCTTTAAACCTTGTTACTCTGCCTTTAGAAAGGCCATGCAACGCGCTGGCATCGAGACACCTGCTGGGCAGCTTACCCATATTTTGCGCCACACCTTCGCGTCTCATTTCATGATGAACGGCGGCAATATTCTTGTACTTCAGCGAATTTTGGGGCACACGGATATAAAAGTAACGATGAGATATGCGCACTTTGCTCCAGATCACTTATCTGAAGCTATGTTGCTTAACCCGTTAAATAAAATATCTGAAACTGAATAATCACATTCAGATGACATCGCATCTAGAATAATTTATAGCCAAAGAGATTTTAGAAATGTCTTCCAACCCATTTACACTTGATTTGCTGCAAGCAATTAATGACTGGCAAATAAACTCAACCTCCAAAAGAGGAAAAAAATTAGAAAAATTAAGCTCGAATTTACCCGTCAGATTTAAGATGTTGACCTCGCCTTGCTACCGAAAGATAAATCTTGAAAAAGGAGGCGTTTTTAGTTTATTGGGACGAACTCGTTTAGATGAAAAAATATCCTCTTGGAGCACTTCAGTTTCCGTAGCTCAAAATTTTAGAGGTGGAGTTTCCAGAAGACATTTAATTGAGCAATCAATTATTTTGGAGTATTCCCCTGATTCAAGTGAGATTATCATAAACTTAAATGAAGTATATAAAAGCAACGAATTCCAAAATGCAATAAATATTTATTCCGGTCAAATAAATAACATTTCAGAAGGAATTAACAAATACGGCGAACACCAACATGAAGTTGTTCTTAAAGTAGAATACGTAACGCATAAAAATGTTTATATGATTGGAGGAAGATCCTCTTCGACATGCATATCAAATATAGACAAAATAAGAAGACCACTAGGATCACAGTTGGTATATGACATTACCAAAAATGAAGTCTTCACTATAAAATGGTTAAATAATGAAAAAACAAAAAACCTCGTAGAAAGGATAACCCAAACAAAAAACTATCCATACAATGTTTTTTCAAAGCACTATGGTTACAAGTATAAAGATG